GGAGAGAAAAAGTAGCACTGGTGATCAATCCAGTGCCGTAAAAAAAAATTAAGTTGCGAAGTAACGAATTGCTAAGTCACTTGGTACGTCAACTGCAAAAGTATTATCTGCTGCTGTAGCGCCTGGTTTATATCCTTGAGCAGTGAAGTTAATAGCTGTTGAAATAACTTGCTGAACGTCTACTGTTGGAACACTTAAAACAACAGACTGCATTTCTAACTCAACTCGTGCTGGAGCAGTTGCTGACTTACCACCAATTGATAGTACTAAGCTGAACATTGGCTCAATAGCAGTACTAGACAGACTACTAGAAGTAATTGCTGCCAACATATCTCTTAGCAATTCGCCTGTGTTTTCGCTACTAGCAGCATTACCTGTTTTTAGGTAAGCATTTAGTGTACCACTAATAGCACGTGTGCCTGTATAGTACGTATTAGCAATGTTAACGGTAGCTAAGTTGGCTGGAGTAATATAATTAATATTATTATTAATTGTAATATTACCACCAGTTAGTGCTAGTGTATACTTTCTACCTGCTGCAACACTGCCCAGTGCTTTCTCTAGTTCTAGGTCAACAGTGCTTAGTTTATTGGTAATAAAAGGTGCTGAAACGTTTTTAGCTGTAGCTGCTGCAGCAAGAGTAGCAATTGAAATTGAGCTTTCATTTAGCTTAGTACCTTGACCACTCCAAGCGGCTGTTGCAATACCGTCCAAACCAAAATCAATACTAACCTGAGTCATAGCGCAGTTGTCTAGTGTATAAAGCACATTATCGACAGCAAAAAGCATACCAAAAGTTTGCAATTGATTTAAATCACTGGCACCTACTGAAGCATAGCTAATGTCTGATTTTACTGGGGCCCATGCAGACTTATATAGTTTAACGCTATTTACTACAGTAAGAGCACTAATAGTAATAGTACTACCTGCCGCGGTTGGTGATTTTGGACTGATTAGTGTTAAGGTCAAGCTACTAGAATCGTTAGTAAGTACTTTTGCTGCAGCGTTTATAGTTTTTGTATCACTATCCGTACTTGCTGTTAATCCACCAATTACAACAATGTCGCCAACGGATAAGTTAGTTGTAGTGGCACTTGTTGCAATTGATATTACTCCAGTTGTTGGTGCATAAGTTGGTGTACTTGCTGTATTTGGAACTGATACAACGTTATTTTTTACCGAAGAAACAACTACTACTGGTGCTCCACTAACAGTGGCTGTTGTAGTGGTGAATGCAGCTCCGCCCAGTGTAGCACTAAGAATTGCAACAGCTGAATTAGTAGTAGCTGTGGTAACATAGTAAGTTGTATTTGGCTGAAAGCCGCCACCACTCGCAGCTAGTGTAGGATATGCTGGCGGGAAAGTAATTGCTGTACCCGCAGCCAAACTAACTGCTGTACCGAATGTAATTTGACCTGCGGTTACTGAAGTTACACTAACAACTGTATTCGTGCCTGTTGCAGTAAGCTCGGAGTAAAGTGCTGGTGCACCTAGTAAGGCGTTCCACAATACTGACTCTTCGGCAGTAATTGAACTGGCTGCCTTAAATGGGCGAATATAAGTGCTCATGCTGAAATCAGCTGGGCTTAGTGCTGTGTTAAAGCTTCGCTGACCACGTACTGGGTTAACGCCAGCTTCAGAAAGTGTTACAGTATCTTGTGTTGTGTTTTGTGAAAACGTAAAACCGTCCAAAACTTGTAGTTCATAGGTATTTGCAGGACTAAAACCAGTTGTCTGAATTGTACCTGCTGAGTTTACGTTTGTAGTAAAGAATACTCTACTATTACGTGCTAAATTTAATGCCATTTTATTTCCTTTGTTTTAAAATACCACAGTATTTTTGCTAGACATTTATCTGCTTGAGTACTTTGGTATAGTTACACTAACTGGTAGCGAATTTGTAAATTTATTTCACCAACGCTGTAAGGCATTAATAGCCCTTCGTCAGTTGTTACTGAAATCACTAAGATTTCTGTTGTTTGATAACCGAAATCTGTATCATAAGTTAATACACGGTTACTGTTGATTACTTTTTCAATATCTTCAAGTAAATTTTCTAAATCATCTTTACTTGTTTCACCTTTGCAGTAAATTTTTACACTGGCACCTAAATAGCACCAAGTTAAGTTACCAGGAAGATATTCACGTGTTTCGCTTCCTGGAGTTACGTACACAGCAGGAAACTGATTTATTTCATCCCAAAATTTTAACTTGGCATGAGCATTGGAAAATAAGTTAATTTGGTAAGGCTGTTGACCATTAATTAGATTAATTTTATCTACTAATGCTTTAACTATTGAGGTTCTACGACTCATACGCTTACGGCCCTTAATTGACTTGTTACTTGAGCTGCTGCAATTTCACGGATTGATTTACTTATCAACAGCTTGGGGCTTCTAGACTCTGGTGTGCCTTGACGAAACCCAGGTTCAAAAGTTTGATAGGGATATTTCATGTAGCTATAAAAAGCTGTTAGCATGCCTTGACGACTTTTGCTTATATTTTCTACTTTAGCCGAACCAGCAAAGCGACCAGTACGATAGTTTAGTACATTACGGCTACTACCAGTACCCATGTTTTTTGCTATAGTTTGTTGTAGCTCGCTGTTTATTAAGTTTTGTAGGTTTACTAAGTTTAACGACTCTGGTACATCTACTACAACTTTTATCCTGCCAGGATCTGGCTTGGCTTTTTCTAGATCTTGCTTTAATTTTTTAAGCTTTTGTATATCTTGCTTATGGCTTTTTGGCTTTGTGATCTTGGTAGTTTTCTTACCTACAAGTGTTGGTTTTATGTTATAAACAGTTTTATCTTTTGGCCTGCCTGCCATTGTGTCAGCAAGTTGTTTTGCAAGAAGATGTTTAAAACTAGGAGAACCTTCGGTTTCTAGCAAAGTTGCAGCAATTGTTGGTGAGCTTGTTACTGTTTTAAGTAAGTCTTTTGCATCTATACCAAATATTTTACTAAGCTCAAGTGTTATACTTCTACTAGCAGCAGCTGTGGCACCTTGATTAGTGGCAACGTGCTGTAGTTCTACCAAGTACTTATCACTAGATTTAATATAACTAGCATATAATTCTTGTGTTACGGCACTAGGTAAGTTAGCACTAGCTAAGTCATCTTGTACCATTTTATCAATGTATAAATCTAACACATTGATTAGTATATCTCGTTGATCTTTTGCTATTTGATCAGTTTTTGCCAGTTTATCTCTAAACTGTTTTGTTACATTTGTTGCAACACCTATTACGTGACCTTTATTAAAGTAGTAACCTAAACTAGCCTTTTCTGCAGCCGCTTGTTCTATTTTGGTTAGCCTGTCGCGTTTTTCTGCGGGAGTTAAATCAGTTTGCTTATTTAATGCCGCTACTTCAGCAGCATAGTAATTTTCTTCTGCCAACTCCATTGCTGCCTGAAGTTTGGGGTATTGCTGCATAACTTGATTTAATCTAACAGTTATTGTATCAAAACCAATATTTTGAAAAAATATAGCGTCTTCGCCTGCAACTTTAGTAAATTTTTCACCTTTAGCTAAACCTTCTGGCCCTACTAATCCATCTGCACTGCCTGTTAGCATTAAGTTTAAAAACTCTTGTGCTTGACCGTCTGGTAAATTTATATTAGCTATGGTTTTAAATAAATCTTTAACAGTGCTTTTTGTTAAGTAAAAACTAGTCTTAGGACTAGTCTGTTGACTTGCTCGCAGCTCTTTAACAGTATTATTAATAACATTTTTACCAGACTGTGCCAACCAGTTTTTATAAACTTGTGACTGTAATGCAGCTGTAAACTGTTGGACTGCCATAATTAATCATAACTCGTAGTATACAAATCTAACACGCGGCGAATATGTGCAGGTAAACTGGTGTCTGTTATATACTGAATTTGTATACCACTGCCAGTTGGTGCGTTATTAGAATGCACAGCACCGTCATTGCGCTGATAGTAAGTGACTAAATCAAATACTGCTAGCTTTAAGTCTGCAGGTAATTCTTCGTAACCTGCGGTGTAACTGATACGATAGCCGTTTATTGCTTTTGGAAATATTGGGTTTACGGTAGTAC